AAAAAAGTCATTTAATACGATAAGAGGGTAACAAAATGTCTTTAGAAAATCTTTCCTTAGAAGCCCGTGACGAGTTGGCATCCTTGATGCAGACTCTGGCTGATTCTCCCGATACACGGGAGGACATCTTGCGTTTGACTAAAAAAGTTAAACCCAACTTGAACATTCCTGAAATTGATTTGAAAGATAGGACCAACCAAGAGTTGGACAAAATCCGTCAGGAAAATGAATCTTTGCGTAACGAGTTTCGTACCCGTGATGCACAAGCCGAGTTGGACAAACGTCGCAAATCACTGGTGAAAAAAGGTTTGGTTTCATCTGAGGATGAGATTGATGCGGTGGAAAAAGTGATGTTGGAGAAAAAAATCTCTGACCACGAAACCGCCGCTGAATATCATCGCTTCATGAAAGAAGCTGCGAAGCCAACCCCTACTGGATACAATCCTTCCGCAATTCGTGGACTCAACCTCCAACAATTCTGGAAAGACCCACGGGGTGCAGCGCAGCAAGAGGCAGTTAAGGCTTTCCAAGATTTGCGTAAGCCACAACGCCCAATCGGTTTGTAAAAAGAGGGTGCAATTTTGTCAGGGCAGCAATGCCTACTTTGAGGAGCTAATATGGCTATAGGTGGTGGTATTCTGCCCCAGACAGGTAGTTCGCAATTTACGGAGTTAACGTACGTTACCCGTAGAGCGTTCATTCCTAAACTGGTTGTGCAGTTGTATAACAGCACACCCTTGATGGCAGCGTTGATTGCAAACAGTCAACAAGCCAGCGGTGGTGTTTCTTCTGTAACTGTCCCCGTTCAGGGCGCTCAGTTCGTTAACGCTCAGTGGTCTGACTACAGCGGCTCGTTCGCTCAACCGTCAGTCCAACAAGGTGCGTACAACGCTGAGTACGACTTGAAGTTGATGATTTCTCCCGTGCCGTTCCTCGGTATGGAAGGTGTCGCACAACAAGACGCTGCAATCATTCCTTTGATTGAAGCTCGTATGAACGACGCAACCAACGTGATGATGGATGCAATGGCTACCGCCTTGTATAACAACACCACAAACAACCAACAGTTCATCGGCTTGCCCGCTGCTGTGGATGACGGTACTGGTGGCGCAACTTACCAAACCACTTACGGTAACATCAACCGTAATACATACTCTTGGTGGCAATCCAAGGTGTATAACGCTGGTAACGTTAACCCAACTCGTCAAAACATTCTTCAGTACATCTCTGGTACTGTTAAACGTGGCGCTGAAATGCCATCGTTTGGCGTGTGCGGTTTCGGTACTTGGACTCTGTTGGCTCAAGACTTTGTGGGTCAAGAGCAATACGTTATCACCCCAGGCTCTGGCTTTGACGGTGACAACAATGGTCCTCAAGCCGCTTTCCGTGCTTTGATGGTCGCTGGTGTGCCAATCTATCCAGACCCATACTGCCCAGAAGGTACTGTGTACTTCCTGAACACTAACTACTTGTCGTTGTACATCCACGAACAAGGCTCGTTTGTGTTTACTGGATTTGAATCAACACTTCCCAACTGGCAAATTGGTTATGTGGGTGCTGTTCTTATGATTGCTGAATTGGTGTCTGTGAAGCCCAAGTCAATGTCTAAGATTAACAACTACAACTACTTGTCACTGTAAGGAGAAAAAATCATGTCATTAGCACTGAACAAAATCATCCTTGCAAATGCAAACGCAAACACGCCTGGTGCGTATTTCCAGTTTGCTAACTTGACAGTTACAACCGTCGGTAACGTTGTTCCCGCTGGTTTGTACCTTGTTCCTCCCACTGCGAACGTCACTATCAACATGACTTCTGGTGTCAACGCCACAACTGGAAATATCTCATCGGTAGGTCCATTGCTGGCTAACAACACTGGCGGCGTGATTGTGTCTGACGGTGTAAACGTGTTTGCAAACGCTGCAACCGCCAATACAACTATCCAAGTCTTGACAGTTGATGGTGGTCAAAACGTTTCTGGCACTTACAACGCATCTTAAGGAGCAATAATGGCTAATCCCGATTCAGTCAGTCAGTATTATCTCGATTCGTTTGGGAATGGTCGTATTGGTCAAGGTCCGTTGGCGAATTTGTCTGCCGCTGCTAACGCAGTGGTGACAATTCCCATCTTGAGTGGCGGTTTAACCAACAGCGGAAACCTTACTGGTTCAGGTGCTGTGATTGTTCGTCGAGTAACAGTCAACGCACCTACTGGTAATGTTTCTAGCGCAAACGTCTCGATTACGACAAGTAACGATGGCAACCTGTCTAACGCAGTGGTGTCTCCCGTTATCTTGGCTAACGTGACAGCGGTTAACCGTTATCAAGACTTGACTATTGCTCAACCATATCTGTCTAACACGACAGTCTCTGGTTCTGTTACTCAGGCTTTGTATGTCAACGTGCATACTGGCTCTAGCAACAGCAACACGGTAAACTTCCAAGTTTACGGCGACGTTGTGTCTTTCTGATGGAAAACGTATTTGTAACCAATCGTGGCAACACCGAATTAACCATCGGTTATGACGGTGTTGTCTACGAATTCAAAAAGAACGTTCCCGTTGAGATTCCTCTGGACGGGGCTGTCAAATTGTTTGGTTACAAACTACAAGACAGAGAACATATTTTGGTTCGGCATGGGTGGATTAACACTCATGCGGAGCTTGAAGAAAGTTTGAAAAAGCTGGACCAGTTTGTAATAACAACTGAGAAGCCTCAACAAGACAGCTCGTTACCCTCGGCTGTTGGCGTAGTACCCCTGCGGATTGAAAAATCCGCTGGGGGAAAGTTCCATCAAAAACGGGTAGCATAACAATGGATGCTTCATGCCAGCGCTCAATGACTACCTCTATCAAGTCGAAAATTTGTTGCATGACTCAAACAATGTCTTTTGGTCGCAAAGTCAGCTAACAAATTACATCAACGAGGCTAGAGAGCGCCTTGTAAGGGACACGGGTTGCCTAAGAACAATTCAAAATACCCAAACTCCCATTGCATCTTCCAACCCATATCTGGGTACAAACAACAACACAACTCCTGCATCCACTTGGACAGCTAACACGGCTGTAACTGCGGGTCAGTATGTGTTCAGCAACATCTATATTTATCAGTACCAAACATCGGGCACATCTGGCAGCACAGCGCCAGCATATCCCACGGGTACAAACATTTTCCCGCCTACAACGTCTTTTGCAGACGGTACTGCTACCCTGCAATACGTCCAAAACGCTGAAATTATCCCGTTTGCGGCACTGCCTGACGGAATTCAGACCATAGACATCTTGGGTATCAATTTGTACTGGGGCAACAGTCGCATTCCTATGCGTTATTTGCCCTGGTCAGACTTCACGGCTCAATTGCGTTACTGGCAAAATTACGTTGGTCGCCCTATTTGTTTCTCTGTGTACGGTCAGCAGCAGTTCTACATTGCGCCTGTGCCCGACCAATCGTATTACATTGAGTTGGATACGGTGATTTTGCCTTCTCCATTGGTTTTGACTTCTCCTACTGCCACTGACTCAATTCTTGACCCGTACAGCACGGCTGTGCAGTATTACGCTGCTTACAAAGCCAAGTTTTACGAACAATCCTACGGCGAAGCAGAGATTTTTAAACAAGAGTACAACAAGCACGTTCTCAACATCCTAAATTCAACGTATACACGACGTATTCCTAACCCCTATAGCAGTGGAGGTTAAGAATGGCATCAGCAGAGCAAAAGAAAAGCTATGCGGTCATCAAACAATTCAAGGGAATTGATACCAAAGCCAACCGCACGGCTATTGAGAAAGATGAGTTTTACTGGCTAGAAAATGCCATGCCTATTGGCTCTGGCAACTTGCGTATCACGCCACAATCGGCATACGTCACAAATTCTGCCAACGCAACCGTGGTGTTTTCTAACACCGTGACCTATTTGACATCTGTCAATGTGCAAGATGACTACATCATTGCTTCTGAAACAGATGGTCGGATGGAATATTTTGACTTGGGAACAAAAGCGTTTGGTAACGTTGCCCCCTCTGGCACGTTTTCTGCATCTGGCGTTAGCGCAACGCAGTACCAAAACACCAATATGTTCATTGGAGACCCTACTAACGGTCTCTATGAATGGGATGGCGGCAATTTGGTGTCTATTGGCTCTGTAGCGGTCATTGGCATCACAAACCCAGGCTCTGGGTACTCATCTGCTCCCAACGTCAAAATTTCAGCGCCCAATCAGACCAACGGCGTTCAAGCAACGGCTGTGGCGACCATCACATCCAACGTTGTCACGGCAATTAGCCTGACAAACACGGGTAGCGGGTACACATCTCAACCGACAGTGACCATCACGGGCGGTGGTGGTACGGGTGCAGCGGCTATTGCCCAGTTGACCACGTTCAAAACGGGCACAGTGGCGGTGCAAGTGACCAACGGCGGGTTTGGATATGGTGCAAACGGCACGTTTTATGTGACTTTCTCTGGTGGCGGCGGCTCTGGGGCGAATGCCACGGCAATTGTGTCTGGAAATGCCGTTACGCAAGTCATCATGAACAATCCTGGCTCTGGCTATACGTCAGCGCCTACCGTGAGCTTCTCTAACGGCTATTCTGGCAATGTAACGGCGAATGCAACCGCTACAGCGGTGGTCAACACCAACGGAATTGTGGACGTTGCAACCTTTTCAGGGCGTGTTTGGGTGGCTGCTGGGCGTACTGTTTACGCTTCTAGCGCTGTTTCCCCCACTGACTTCAGCTCTGTGTCTGCTGTGGCGTTCAATTTGTCAGATTCAACGCTGCACGGCAACATTCAAGCCCTGCTGTCGGCTAACAACTTCTTGTACATCTTTGGCGACGATAGCATCAACGTTTTCTCTAACCTGCAAGTGACTTCCACGGGCAGCACGGTGTTCACCAACACCAACGTTTCTGCTTCTATCGGTTCTAAACGCATTTACGCCATCTTCCCGTACTTCCGTTCTGTGCTTTTTATGAACGATTACGGGGTGTACGCCCTTGTCGGGTCTACAACCACCAAAATATCAGACCCTCTGGACGGGATTTTCCCTTACATTGACTTTACAAAGCCAATTACAGCGGGTCAGACACTGCTCAACAACATTTTGTGTGCGGTGTTTAACTTTTACGTCAGTCCGTCGTGTCCTTATGGGTTTGGCGGCTCACGTTACATCCAAGCGGTGTTTTTTGACAAGAAATGGTTTATCACAAGCCAGGTGCAACCGATTCAGTACGTCACATCTGCGCCAGTGTCAGGAAAAATCAATTTGTACGGCACAGATACAAGCCGCCAGTTGAATCAGTTGTACTCAAATACGTCCAGCAACATCAACAGCTACATTCAAACGGCTTTGCAAGATATGGGCGACCCTATTCGCACCAAACAAGCCTTAAAATTTGCTGTAGAAGCAACGTTGGTATCGGCAGGTACGTTCAACATTACCGTTGACAGCGAGAGTGGTTCTAGTCCAACATACACCTTATCAAACGGGTCTGTAACTTGGTACAACAACTCTGGTCAAGCCGTGATTTGGACAAATAATTCTGGTGCAACCATCAATTGGTTGTTTGAAACTGGATATTACTTGTACAAGTCTGACGCACAACAATATGGCAAGTATTTGGGGTTGACAATGACATCAAGCAATCCTGCGTTTGTCATCAACACGTTTGAGTTTGAACACGAATTGAGAGTGAGGTTCTAAATGTCTGGTGTACCGTATATTTTTGCTAATGCAACAACATCTATCCCGCTTAATCAGTTGGATACAAACTTTGCCACGCCCGTAACTATTGGTAATACAACAGTTGCGCTGGGTAACACCGTTACTTCTATTGGCAATTTGACGTTGACAAACGTAACTATTGCAAGCGGCACATCTAATGTATCCGCAACAAGTGTTGCTAATGGAACGTCTAACGTTTCTATCTCTACATCAAACGGAAACGTCACAACATACACAAACGGTGTTCTAGCTCAAACAGTTGACACAAACCAAAACAGCACGTTTGTTGGTTCAGTCAATTCGCCCAACACCTTTGGTTTCAAGAACCGCATCATCAATGGTGCATTTGGAATTTGGCAGCGAGGCACTTCTTTTTCGTCATTTCCATCTGGAACAAATACATATACAGTAGACAGATTTAGTTCGTTTGTTAGTGGTACTGGCGCAACGATTGCAGTAACACAACAAGCTGTTACGCCAACTACATTTACAGCTTTGGGAGCCTCACAAGACCCTCAATATTATTTGCAATACCAATGTTCTGTTCTTGGTTCTGTGACATACATGGATTTTAACCAGCGCATCGAAGATGTACGCACGTTTGCTGGACAAAATATGACTGTATCGTTCTACGCCAAAGCAGATACATCTCGAACAATTGGAATTAGTCTTTATCAAAACTTTGGTAGCGGTGGTTCTGCTGACGTTTCTGGTTCTACAACAAACGTAACAATTGGCACTTCATGGACTAAATACACAGTTACTATTGCATGTAATAGCATCTCTGGAAAAACTATTGGCGCTGGCTCATGGGTCGGTGTTGTTTTTGCTTTGCCTGTTTCAACATTCACATTAAGTTTTGCGCTTGTTCAAGCAGAACTTGGCAGCACAGCCACATCGTTTGATTGGAAACCTTATTCAACTGATTTGGCTTTATGCGAAAGATATTTTTATACAGTTAGCAACTATCCTATCGGATTGACACAATCATCAAATTATTTATATAGCATGGGTCTTGTGGCCTTCCCAACAACCATGAGAGCAACTCCAACTATATCTGGTACATTTTCAGTAAATACTGGAAGCGCAGGAACTGCCGCATTAGTTCCATTGCCAACAGGTGTAAATGGACCTCAAGGTGTTGGACTTTACAATTCAGCGTCTAATTGGACAACAAATGTAACTGTTATGTTTAATGGCAGTTTTTCTGCGGAGTTATGAAATGTCGTTTTATAAATTAGCATCTCCTTTTTTGGATGTATTAACAAACAAAGTAATATTGCCTGCTTTTGTTGTTAGAGATGATGGAGCTTGTATTCCCTTTGACCCCGCCAACACAGACTACCAAACCTATTTGAAATGGCTTGCTGAAGGCAACACGCCCGAACCCGCTGACGGAGTAACACAATGACAGCATCAACATTAACCTCTGACAACGGCGCAAGCAGTGGAACGTCTGGCATCAAATACAACGGTGGTACTGACGGCACGTTGCAGCTTCAAACGACCACATCCGGCGGCACAGCAACAACTGCGGTGACGATTGACAACAGCCAAAACACGACATTGGCTGGGTATCTCAACGCACCAAATACCTTTGGCTTCAAGAACCGCATCATCAATGGTGCGATGAACGTATGGCAGCGCGGTACAACATTTACGTTTGGAAGCGGTGCAAACACTTATACAACCGACAGATGGTGGGGCGTTTGCAACACAGCAAGCGGGGAAACCGTATCTCAGTCTACGGATGTGCCAACAGCGCAAGCTCAATATTCTTTGAAAATGCAACGACCCAATGGCAACACTGGAACCGCTGCACTTAACATCATTCAAATTATTGAAACGTCAAATTGTTACGATTTGGCAGGACAATCTGTCACTTTGTCTTTTTGGGCAAAAAC